CAGTCAAGCATGGCAGAATCCGGGCAGTTCTATGACGCACAGGCCGCCATCAAGAAACATGATCAGGAAGCTTATGACATACTGTTGAAAAATGCCGAAAACAAACGCGACGGTTATCTGAAAAAAGCGGAGGAAGAGGTAAAGAAAGCGGCAGAAGCCGCCAAGAAAGGAAATATCGGCGGGCATACCGACCCCGAACAGCCCGGAAAGAATCCGGAAGCGGAAGCCAAGCAGCGGCTTGCCACAGAGCGCAGGCTGGCGAAGGATCTTGCCGCTCTGCAAGCTGAAAACAGGAAGGAAGAGATAGACCGCATGCAAGCCGGTACCGAAAAGAAACTGGCACAAATCGAATATGACTATAACGCCCGGAAAGAAGAGATAAACCGGCAGGAAGCCGACTGGAAGCGTGAGAACAAGGAAGCCGGTCTTTCCACCGGAGATAACGGACTTACCCGGGAGCAACAGGATGAACTTGAAAAAGCCCGTGCCTCAAACACCGAGTCCCGGAAAAAAGCGGAGGCGGACGTGTACAGGGAAGAGGCGGAAGCCATGCGTGACTATCTGAAGGAATACGGGACCTTCCAGCAGCAGAAACTGGCCATCGCTGAGGAATATGCGGAGAAAATCCGCAAGGCACAGTCCCAGGGCGAAAGGCTGACTTTGGAGAAGCAGCGTGATGCGGCTGTGCACAAAGTGGACATGGAAGCCCTTACCCAGAAGATAGACTGGGGAGCAGCGTTCGGGGATTTGACCGGTCTGCTTGCAGACCAGATGAAGAACCTGCTTGGCGAGCTTAAACAGTATGTCAAGACGGATGAGTTCAAAAAAACGGGAGCCGCAGACCAGCAGGTCGTTTACGATGCCATCGAACGTATTCAAAGCATGCTCCCCGGTGGCAACGGGACATTGGATTTTGCCCGGCTGCAAACGCAGATGCACGCTTTGGGGGATGCCGTAACACGCGTGCAAAATGCGGAACTGCAGCAGGAAGCGGCATTCATTCGGTTAAAAGCGGCGCAGACCGATTACAACAAGGCTCTTGAAAGCGGTAACCAGGCAGAAATAGAACGTACTAAAATCGCTCTTCAAATGGCCCAATCGTCCAGCATTTCAGCTGACGAAGAATACCTGAACGCCACCTCTGAAATGAAGGCGCTTGCCGGGGAGGTGAAAAGTGCCTCCCAGGACACGGTTGACGGGTTGAACATGGTATCCGACGGGTTGCACGGCTTTGCGAGCGGAACCTTGCAGGGAGCATTTGAAGGAATCCAGAACATGCTTACCGGTCTTTCAAAACTGAATATCGGAGGCAAGGTCGGTGATGCCATCAGTCAGATGTCCGAGACCCTGTCAAGTGCCGGAGTCATCGGGCAGATCATATCGGCTATTCTCTCCATACTGGATTTGCTGAAAGACGGTATTGGCCCGATTATCTCATCATTGATAGACACCATTTTCAATGCGATAACCGGAATACTCGACAATATCCTCAGCGGAGACCTGTTCAAACAGATAGGCGGTTCCCTTGTGAAAGGTATCGGAGGACTGCTGAACACGGTGTCTTTCGGAGGTTTCAACAAACTGTTCGGCATCGGCGGGAACGCCAAGGAAGTGCAGGCGGCTATAGACCGTCTTACAGACCGGAACGAGAAACTGCAGACTTCCATCGAAGACCTGACCGATACCATCAAGGCAAGCAAGGGGACAAAATCGGTGGAAGCTTACCGGGATGCTTACAAATACCAGAAAGAAACGAATGCAAACTATCTGCAGATAGCAAAGGAACAGGCCCGATACAGCGGAAGTCACCACAGCTGGAACTACTACTGGGGTGGTTTCAACCAGGCACAGATAGACAAACTGAGCGGGCAGATTGGCCGCCAGTGGGACGGGAACCTGTGGAGACTGAGTCCGGAGGAGATGAAGGCACTGCGTTCGAATGTGGACATGTGGACGCAAATCCAGAACACCGGCAAGGGCGGCTATGGCGGGCGACTGACCGAGAAACTGGATGACTACATAGACCAGGCCGGCAAGCTGGAGGAACTGACCGACCAGCTGTATGAAGGGCTGACGGGCATTTCGTTCGACGGTATGTACAGCAGCTTCATCGACAACCTGATGAACATGAAGTATGGCGCGAAGGATGCGGCGGAGGATATATCCGAGTACTTCATGCGGGCGATGCTGAGCAACAAGATCGGTGAGATGTACAGCGAAAAACTGAAAGGCTGGTGGGAGAAGTTCGGCAAGGCCATGGAGGACAACGAACTGACCGAGGCGGAACGGAACGCGCTGATGGAAGAGTACATGCAGTATGTGGACGAAGCCCTTGCGCTGCGTGACAACCTGGCTGCCGCCACGGGCTACGACAAGACCGAAGCCGGCGGCACCAGTCAAAGTGCGAAAGCCGGGGGCTTTACGGCCATGACGCAGGACCAGGGGACGAAGCTGGAGGGCATGTTCACCGGCGGACTGCAGCACTGGAGCAGCATGGACGACCGGCTGGAAAGCGTGGTGGAGAAGATGGACACGGCCGAAGGCCACCTGGTCCGGATAGCCGAGAACACCGGTGTGAGCGCCGGACACCTGGGCGAACTGAAGGAAGTGATAAAGAAAATGATACGTGACGGACTAAAAGTGAAGTGATATGGGCAATATACTGAGCGGACTGGTGCTGGTGAACGGCACGGACATCTGGACGGAATACGGCGTGTTCCTGGTGGAAGAGCGGCGCGGCGGCATGGAGAACCTGACGGCCATCCTGACCCCGAGCAAGGCCAAGAAGGATACTGCCGTGGACATACGGGAAGAGGACGGGGAGAAATACTCCGCAGTTCTTAACCCCAAGAACGAGGCGCGGGACGTGACGCTGCACTTTGCCCTGTACAACAAGACCCAGGCAGGCTGGATGAAGCAGTACTTTGCCTTTGTGAATTTCCTTAAACAAGGAAAAGACGGCTGGCTGGACATCCGTTTCCCCCAGCTGGACCTGCAGCTGCATGTGAAGTATGCCGACTGCACGAAGTTCACCCCGCTGACCTATCTGTGGACGGACGGCGTGCATGCCGGAAAGTTCAAGGTAAAGTTCCGGGAACCGAAACCGATTATATAACCATTCAAACGCTATTGGAATATGCTTCTAACGATATATGACAAAGCCGGGACCAAGCGTGCGGACGTGGCTGTGAACGACAGCTCGACGCAAAGCAAGGAAGTGCAGGGAGACAATGTGCTTTCCCTGTCGTTCAGCTATTATGCTTTCCTGCCCCTGGACGTGAACGACTACACGGACTATCTGGGCGAACGGTACCGGCTGACGGAACGCTACACGCCGAAGCAGGTGAACGAGGGCGAGTGGGACTATGACCTGAAGCTGTACGGCGTGGAGAGCCTTATCAAGCGGTTCCTGGTGCTGGAGACGACGGACGGGGACACCAACCCCCTGTTTACCCTGACGGCCACGCCCCGCGAGCATGTGGCCATGGTGGTGAAGGCTATCAATGACGGCATGGGCCACATTACCGACTGGAAAGTGGGTACGGTGGAAGGTACGGAGCTGATCACGATAGACTACGAGGGGATGTACTGCGACGAAGCGCTGAAAGCCATCGCGGAAAAGGCAGGCGGCAAGGTGGAATGGTGGGTTGAGGGGCAGACTGTGAACGTGTGCCGCTGCGAACACGGGGAAGAAATCACCCTTGGCTATGGCAAGGGGCTGACCTCCCTGGAAAGAGATACGAGCAACACGGCCAAATTCTATACGCGCCTGTTCCCGGTAGGCTCGACCCGCAACATCGATGCGGAGAAATACGGCAGCCCGAGATTGATGCTCCCCGGCGGAAAGAAGTACATCGAGCAGGGCGTGGATGAATACGGCATCTATGACCATTACGAGCAGGAAGCCTTCAGCGGTATCTACCCCCACCGGGTGGGTACGGTGAGTTCGGTACGCAGCGAGGAGGTAACGGACGATGAGGGGAAGAAATTCACCGTCTATTACTTCCGTGACGGTGAACTGGACTTTGACCCCAACCTGTACGAACTGGCCGGTGAGACGAAACGCGTGTCGTTCCAGACGGGCGACCTTGCCGGACTGGGAGAGAGCGATGACCACTACTTTGAGGTGAACTACGACAGCGCGGCGAGGGAATTTGAACTGATTACCATCTGGCCCTACGATGACGACACCCAGCTGCCGGGCGGCAAGCTGGTGCCCCGAGCAGGCGACACCTATATCCTGTGGAATATCCGGATGCCGGATGAGTATTACCGGCTGGCCGAAGAGGAGTTTGCGGTTGCGGTGGACGAGTACAACCGGGACCACTGGCTGGACATTGCCGCCTACAAAGCCCCGACAGACCCGGTATACATCGAGGAGCACGGCATAGACCTGTTTGTGGGCAGACGGGTGAAGCTGGAGAGCCAGAAGTATTTCCCGGAAAAAGGCTACCGTCAGAGCCGTATCACCAAGATCAGCCGCAAGGTGAACGAACCCGGGCAGATGGACATCGAGATAAGCGATGCGCTGCAGGTGGGCAAGTTCGACAAGGTGACGGACAGCATCGGTGCGCTGAAAAGCTATACGAAATCAAAGACGGAAGGCGCTGCCCTTCCGGACATCATACGAAGCTGGGACAAGACGCTGCCCACGGACAACAACCTGTTTTCCGCCCGGCGCAGCCAGAAAGAGTTCCTGAGCAAGAACCAGCCGGACACAGCCAAAGAGTCCATCCGCTTCCTGAAGGGTGTGAGCTTTGGCGAGGCTGCTGGCGGCAAGCCCTGCGGCATCGTGGATGGTGAGGGCAATGCCGAATACTTGACTGCCGTGATCCGCGAACTGCTGCGCAGCACGGAGTTTGTGGACGGGCTGACCGGTGAGGGCTGGCAGCTGTGGATTGACCAGCTGACCGGACTGACAAACCTGACGGTGGACAAAGTGACTGCCCGGCAAAGCCTGGTGGCGCTGGAACTGCTGATCGAGAAGGTGCGCAGCGTGTGCGGCCAGCTGGTGGTGTCCGCTGCCAACGGCAAGATCAAGGACGTGGTGAAGCAGGGCGACAACTACCGCATCGTGTTTGAGCAGGAATCGGGCTTTGTGGCCCATGACCTGATGCGCTGTGCGGTTACGGGTGGTAAGAAACTAAAAGCATACTGGGTGGAGGTGGCTTCGGTGATAGCCGGCGGTGTGCTGGTCCCGGTAAGCGAGTTTGGCGGGGTGAAGCCGGAGGCAGGCGATGAGTGCGTACTGATGGGCAACACCGAAAACCCGCTCCGGCAGAACCTTATATCCATTGCGGCCACGGAGGACGGGCAGCCCCGTATCGACATTCTGGACGGTGTGAAGGCCAAGAACTTCAACGGCTGCCTTCGTTGCCGGCTGGGTAAGCTGGACGGCATCAGGAGCAGTGCTTTCCCGGCAGACAAACAGCCGAAAGGAAACGGCCTGTATGCCGACAACGTGTGGCTGAAGGGTACGTTCGTGTTGATGACGGGCGAGGACATCCTGACGCGGTTTGAGATAACCGAGGGGAAAATCCATTCAGCCGTGGAAAGCTTGCGCAAGGAAATACGCGAAGAACAGAGTTATCTGGACAACAGCAGTTTTGCCGACGGCATGGACAAATGGAAGACGGGCAGCAAGGCTACGCTGTTCACCCTGGGCGGACGCTGGATCTGGGCGAACGGCGGTCCTTACGGTACGAAGCCGGACGGGCATGCCGAGATACGGACCGACGGCAAGGTGCCTTATGCCTATATCCGGAACAGCTATATCATGCAGAAACTGGAGGACTTCCGGCTGGTACCGGAGTACCGGCAGACGAACAGCCAGGGTGAACGGGTGCCTGGCGTGGTGTATCTGTCCTTCAGCTACCGGGTCGTCAAGGCCGGAAGATTGAAAATCGAATTTGTGGGTGCTGACAAGACCGGTTTCGAGAACTTCAACATGTTCGGCCATGAAGAAGACCTGCCCGTGGGCGGCGAGAAGATGTTCACGCTGGACGGCCTTTGGAACGGTACGGGAGACTTCAAGCTGTCGTTTACGGGCGTGATTTACATTTCGCTGCTGGTATTCTCTACCAACAAGGCGGACGCACTGGCCTATAAGTACCGTACACTGTTCGAACAGAGCGACCGGCTGGTAAAGATTTCAGCGGCGGTCTTCGACAAGGACGGTAATGCGCTGAAAGAGACCGGGCTTGTCATAAAGCCTGAAGGTTCCGGTCTGTATGCGCAGGACAATACAGGAAAGATTGCCCTTATCGGGGTGAGCGTGGAGGAAGAGGACGAGTACGGAAATACCGTGAGCAAAATCAAGCTGACAGCCGACCATATACAGTTGGAGGGACTGGTAACGGCCAACGGCAACTTCAAGATACTGGAAGACGGCAGCATTGAAACGACTAACGGTAAGTTTACCGGAGAGATAGACAGCAGCAAAGGGAAAATCGGCGGCTTTGAGATAGGGAACGGCCGTATCGGTTCTGTGGCCGACTCTCACGGGAGCGGTGGCGGTCTTGCCATTTATGATGATTTTTTCCGTGTCGGCGGCAGCAAAGGATATGTGATGTTCGGTGATGATGTGATACCGTCTTCTGCAGGAGGGGCTTTTACCGCTGTCGGTCGTATCGTGAACTCAGCCCCCAATATATACGGGAATTACGGCTTCGACCAAGCGAACTATGGATTGTTTATAGATGTTACCGGCGGTACGAAGAACTACGGTATCAGCAGCAATGCGGCATTACTTGCCCCGGCGTTTATCAATACGAAAGCCAAGCTGCTTACTTTCGGAAGTGGAAACTACACGGTCGATTTTTCGCAGCATAACATTATCCTCATGTATTACAACCAACCGAATTATAATGCTGTGGAAGTGACCCTACCGTCGGAAAGTTCTGTCGCATCCCAGTTCGGTCTCCGCTATTTGCCGTCCGATTTTGCCGCAGAGGTCACACTTCGTGTCAGACCTGGTTCAAAGGATATAATACTAAAAGGAATTTATAACCACAACGAGGATATGCAGGATTACAAGATGGCCTCCGGGGACTCCGTGATGGTGCTTATAACCAAGGCGGACGGTTTCCGTTACCAGATATTGAATCATTCATTATAAAAGCAGAATATATGAAAAAGTTAGATTTCAGGAATTTCAGTGTCCCCACCGGAATAACCCGTCAGACGAGGGAGGTTTTCGACGCACGCGAGCAGATAGCCGATTTGCTGTATACGCGTGTCAGTGGCATCAAGGCCCATCGGCTTGCGTTCAAGATTTTTGAGAGTACCGGCGAAACGGAGTTCAGTGATGAGGAGATCGATATGATACGCATGGCGGTGGAACGCTATTGTCTTCCCAATGTGATAGATGCCCTGAACGAAATCCTGGGCGGGTCAGAAACCGATAAAAACGAATGAGTATGGCAGAAATGACACAAGAAGAAATGGTCCAGGAAGTGCTGGACCGTGTGCTCCAGAGTTCCACCGGTGTGGAGGACCTGGAAACCGTCACCTCGCTGAGCGGTGTGAAATCACTGCCCGGTGAGAAGGACGGCAAGATGGTGAACGTCCCCCTGGAACTGATAGGGAAGCCTGCGAACGATGCCGCCGCCCGTGCCGAGGCTGCCGCCAAGAAAGCGGAAGGGGCTGTAGCCGGACTGGAGGAAAAGACCCAGGCCGCGACAGAAGCGGCCACCAAGGCCAACGAAGCGGCCGCCAAGGCAGAAAATGCCGCTGCCAAGGTGGAACAGACTACGGCAGCAGCCGTCGGCGGAGCTACCGCACGCTTTTCCTCATGGATGGAGACAGGAGACGTTTTGCCTGACAAGTGTACCAAGCCGGGCGGCAGCGTGGTGTATGTGGCCGGTGCCGGGAAATTTGCCTACCACAAGGATTCCACCCTGTACGGGGACTGGGATGTGGCTGGTGTACCCCCTGCCGGTATGTTCATGGATGCGGACCGGACAGCCATACTGCCGGACAAGCTTTACCTGCTTGGCGATGCCGTATATACCGGAACGGGAGGCGTTCTGAAACTTCTGGCCTATCGCCATGCGGTGATGAGCGAGGAAACTTACGAAGCACTACAGGACAAGGATGCGAATACGCTGTATCTGATTTATGAGGAGGAGTGACGATGATAGCAATAGGCGGTAAGGAGATAACGGCTGTGTATGTGGGGAAACGTTCCCTATCGGCCGTCTATGCCGGAGCGAGGCTGGTGTGGTCTGCCATAAGCAGCTGTTTCGGCAGCGGGTTCTGGAGAGGCGACAAGCCGTGGAGCCGGACCGACGGGTGGCGAAGAAACAAATGAATAATGACTAAAGCGATATATTATGGCAAAGAAGGTATATGACCAGGACGGGCTGGACATGCAGCATACGGACTGGAGCGGTGACGCCGCAACCGGCGGGCTGCCCGTAAGCGGCCGCCTGGTGGAAAACTATGTGAAGAGCATTGACGAGAAAGCCACGCCTACCGAGGAACTGGTGAGCGGGGAAACGAAAGCCCCTACATCCGGAACGGTATTCGATGCGATGGTTGGCACGGTGACGGACGTGGATGTGCAGGACAGCGAGGACGGCACCCAGTACGTGATGACCGTGAAACAGAAGGATAACAAGGGCGGCGAAAGTTCGAAGGAAGTCCGCTTTTCAAAGTACACCGACGACGACAAGGTAGTGGTGAACATTGACCTGACTGACAGCGGCGGTGCGGGGCTTCCCTCCTCACAGTACCTGGCACTCGGTACCGGTTTCGTGGTAAAATATGCGGTAAGCGTCGGTACTGCCGGTGGCGCGGAGGTTGACGGTTACAGCGACCTGAAGGCGAAGGTGGTTGTTAAACGCGGCTCCACGGTGATTACCGAATTCCAGGATGCGGAGTTTGCGGGTGTTACCGCCGGGCAGGGTTATACCTTTGACGCATCGCCTTACCTGAAGGATGCCACGACCTATACGGTGCAGGTTGAAGCGCAGTGTACCTACCAGGGCGGCACGCTGATGAAAACCGCCACAGCCCGGGTAACAATGGTGGCTATGGAATTAAGTACCACTTATTCGGTGGGGAACGGACTGGCTGACGGGGGATATAAAAATGATGTGAACATTCCATTCACAGCCAAGGGTACGAGCGGCGAAAAGAACATCTATTACCGTATCAACGGCGGGCAGCCCTATACCCTCGGCCTTTCGGCCGGCAGCGGTGTGCAGCAGAAGAACGTGACCGTTCCCCTGTCACAGATGCAGGACGGAACGAACGTGGTGGAAGCCTATGCCCTGCACGAGAACTCCGGTGTGACAAGCGAGGTCCATTACCTGACCCTGCTGAAGGCCGGCGGCGGTGTGACGGCCTATGCCGGCATGATGTTCAGCCACCGGGCTTCCGGATTCCAGCGCGACTGGAAACATCCGGAGCTGGAGGCCGAGCAGTTCACTGCCTGGAACTTCACGTATGCCGGCTATGAGCGTGATGCGTACACGGCACGTGTGAAGGTGACGAATGGGGACAGCGTTGTGAAAGAGGACCTGCTCCAACGCGGTGAGACCGGCAGCTACGGACGTACGAACGTGAACGTGGAACCGCTGGACTACCGTGTGTCGTGCGGCGATGCCGTGCTTGAGGTGAAGGTGAACACCACATCGCACCCCGACATTGAAGCCACCCTGGCCCCGGATGCCGTGTGCACGTTCGATGCCTTCGGGCGAAGCAACACGGAAAACAACCCGGCAAGCTGGGTGAGCGGTGACAAGCGCATGGAGTTCCGGGACGTGCTGTGGAGCGTGAACGAATACGGTGCCGGCAGCGGCTGGCACAAGGACCGCCTGCTGCTGGCCGGCGGTGCAGGTATGACCTTGACGGCTGACGGCGGTTATCGTCCCTTCAACGAGGCGGAGAAGCCCGAAGGGTTTGCCATACGCGATGTGGGCATGACGCTGGAGATAGAATACAGCACGGCCAACGTGACGGACACGGATGCCGAGCTGATCACCTGTCTGGGACAGCTGGACAACGGGAACCGGTACGGGCTGATTGTGACTCCGGAAGAGGCCAAGTTCCTGACCGGTGTGGTGACCGAGGCGGTGGATGCCGGGCAGGTGCTGCGTTACGAGGATTCGGTGGGTACGAAGTTCCAGCCCGGTACGAATATCCGTATCACGTATGTGTTCTACCCGAATGTTGAGACCAACGAGCAGCGGACACTGATCGGTTTCTATGTGAACGGTGAAGAGTCCGCCGCCTCGAAGTGGCTGGACAAGGTGAACTTCGACATCCGGAGCCAGCTGGAGTTCAAATCGGCAGGTGCCGACCTGAACGTGAAGAGCGTGCGCATCTATAACAAGGCGCTGACCTCGGACGAGGTACTGAACAACTACATCGTGGACCGCAACCACCTGGAGGATGCCGACGGGGAACCGGGCGTGCGCTCGCTGGATGAGGACAACCGCGTGCTGAACGAAGGAGACACGGTGAGCATGGAGAAGCTGATGGGGCTGATGAAGAAGCGCCGGAACTCGATCCTGGTACTGATAGGCACGGGCAGCG